AGCCCACCGAGGTCTGGCTGAGGGTCTGAGGGTTGTTTGCGGTGACGGGCTTCCCGTTCTCAATGGGGTGGTAAACCGGGAGCGGCCGTCCGTTCCAGGCATCAGGGAATTTGGCCAGCTCATCCCGAGTGTAGAGGGTGTTGTTGTGGACCCCCTCTGTCATGAGGATCACGGGGCATACCAGATAGGTCTCCCCGTCAAGGACCTCCTGACGCACAAGTGCGCTCATGAGGGTGACCAGCCCATTGAATCGGGTCTCGGTCATGGCTGTCTTGGGCTTCTTCTTCATCTGCTCTCTTCCTCCGGGTTCATCTCCGTTGGGCGCACCGTTTATAGCCAGTTGCCGGCCCGCCGTCAAGGAAAAAATCGAAAAATCTTTGACGCAACTATTTCCAACTCAGTAAGATAACCCTTTCATGCGGTGTGGCGGTATGTCCGCCGCCAGCTGTTTATACACCTTTTTGCGCTCTGCCTCGTAGCCGGGGCCGGCAAAGTTACACTGCAGGACGGCTACCCAGGCCGCACCCCGGCTAGCCATCTGCCCGAGGGAGCCCTGGCGGTAGCGGAGCCAGATGTTTGACCCCAACACCAGATCGTCACCGTGGTCGATGTTCCTGAAAACGTAGGGGTCAACCGTCCAGTTTCCGGGGGCCTGCTCCGAGGGCTCCGGGCGGGCCTCCGGGTTGAGCTCCTTCTCCCCCTCAGCCAGGATGTGAATGGGATGGGAGCCTACAGACTCAATCCACCCCGGAAGGACCACCACCAGACGGTCCTCCAGCACGAACAACTCCGCAATCAGTTGGTCAGGGCACTCCGATCCCTTGATGCTCATTCCAATCGGGGTCCCACTGTCCGCTAGGTCCTTCAACCTCATACCGCCTCCTTGTTACTGAACCACCACGATAGCATCCAGGGGCTTTCCCGACAGCTGGGTGTACCCGTGACGCTTCAACATGTCTATGACTCGGGCCTTCTGCCCGCTGTTGGGCACCACAATCCTGTCCAGGTCCTGCAGGAGGGAGAGGCCCCCCTTGAACAGGGTCTCGTTGTTTGAGCTTCTCGCAGCGCAGGCCTTCCACCCCTCAATACCCGTCCGGCGGTACTCCATGACAAAGGACTCCTCCAGCAAACGGCCGGAGGTGTACAGCGTGTCCCCGGTCCAGCTCATGGCGTCTGTGCGGGCCAGCACTCGGGCGTTCCAGAAGAGGCCTGTGCTGTTGTCGGTGGATCGGTATATGCGGGTGTATGCATAGTCCCCGCCGCCGCTCCAGATGTCGTGGGAGGGGCTCATGCCACCGGGAGGGATGCCCATGCGCATCTTGTTGCTATTGGAGACCAGGACCCCGCCGGAGTTGAGGATGCGTTCCAGATCGGTCTCCACCCCTCCGTGAAGGTTGTGGTGAACAACGTAGTCCTTGCAGAACGTCTCCCAAGCCTTGCCGTGGAGGTCCGGGCGGGTCCACCGGATGGAGCCATGGTTGAAGGCCCCCCACTCACCCTCCACGTTGTAGCCGGGGAGCCTGAGCAGGTCATCCACTGTCTGCACCCCCGGCATCTCCGCCACGAGAAGCTCCCTAGCACGCGCAACCCTCACAGCCACATCATCTATCCCGTCAAGCTCGGCCTTGACTCCTGCCCACCAGCTAGCCCTGCTCCCGCCAGCGTCCCGGACCCCGTACAGGAGGTGGCGCAAGTAGAGGTCCTCCGCCTCCAGGGCCGTGGGCCTCCGGTTGACAACCCCGATCCTCCCAATGGTGTCGATGAGCTTCTGAGCTCCAACCTGACTGACATCCTCAATCTCCAGGCTCACGAGGTTGGCCACGGTCTGTCCCTTTTTGGGGTCCTGGATAAAGGACCTGACTGTCACGTTGTCCACCCGCCCCGTGTGCGCGTCATAGCCCACCAGGTCCCCGTCTGCGTAGGACAGCTGGGTGGTACGGGAGACGTGGCCCCTATCAATGTTGGACAGGTGGAAGTCCTCCCGCTGCCCGTCCAGCCGGATCGTAGTGGGGGCCGGGGCGGAGGAGGGAGCCGCCTTGGGATTGACCGCCGCCGGCAGCTGGGCCTTCCCGAGGTGCCCCGGCTGAGGGGGAGCCCAAGTGAATACCTGGCCCGCCTTCTTGCCCTTAATGGAGTCCTTGAGAGACCTGATCCACGGCTCATAGTGACTCTCAAACTGGGTCACCGCCCCCTGCTTGTAGTAGCCCTGCTTGACCAATGACCTCAGCTCGGAGAGGACGGCCTTGAACTCAGCCTCAGCCTCAGCCACTCGGGTGAGGTCATAGTCCATCAGACCCTCCCCCTTGGCCGCTCGGGAGGCTATCCCCTTGATGGCAGTGGTACACTTGTCCGTCACGGAGGTCAGCCGATCCGGCGGGAGGCCGATAGTAGTGCCCTTGACCATGGCCCCGCCCTTGTGCAGCTTGGCAACAGCATCCACCCCGGAGCCCCGGACCTTGAACCAGGCCTTGAGGACCCTCTTGCCGTCCGCTCGGGTCTCAATCCAGAAGTGCACCTGCTGATCCTCAATCTGCCCAGCGTCCCAGCGGTAGGCTACCCCATTGCCTCGGGCCGCAACGATTGTATCCCACTCCTTGGGGCTGATCGGGGCGTCTGAGGCGGTCAGGCTTGCGCGGGTAGCCCCCAGGGCTCCGCTCTTGAGGGCCTTCCCCGTATCCCGTCCCCACTGGCGCAGGTAGGACAACCGCTCCTGTAGGATGGTGATCAACTCATCGGCCTTGTCCCTGGCCATACCGGAGGCCCGGACCAGGGAGGCAATCCGGGTATTGGTGATGTTGTTGGTCATCGTATTGATCTGGGCCACAATCTCCTTGTCGGTGAGCCGGGCAAAGAACCGCACTGCGTAGTGGTTGTCAATCCCGTTGAAGCCCGCCTCTCGGAGGGACTTCAGCTCCATGACTGCCCTTCCAAAGTCCGCCCCCTTCATCCCGCCCTGAGCTCGGAAGAAGAGGCACCCACCCTGGTCAATGCGCCAGATGAGCCTCTTGTCTGTGGGGACGCACAGGATGTTGTCCCACCCCGTCCCCGCTACATCCCAGTTGCCAACCAGGCAGTCCGTGGAGAACCCCCGGCGGGCGATAGCCGAGGAAGCGGCCCAATCAACGTTGGCCTCCCCCATCTGGACAAGCCCCTTCTCCGTCAGCTTGCGGAGGCACACCACCTTCCGGCCGTCCGGCAGGATTGCCAGGCGGGCCTCCGGCACATTGATGTTGTTGAGGGCGTACAGACGGTTGGCCACCCACTCGGATTCCACCTGGAGGGTGTTGCCCCCGTAGTCCTTCACGATCCACCGAGCCCCCTCATCATCCAGGAACACCTTGGCCCCAGTACTGCCTGAGCTCCCGCCGGGGGTGACCGAGGGGCTCTCAGCGGTAGCCGTGAGCCTCTTCCCAAAGACCACCGCCCCGTCTGAGTCATTGGGGATGTCCGCCACCGTCACGTGCGCCGCCTTGGGAGGGGCCGGGGGTAGGCCCGCCACCTTGCGCTCCACCACCTCGGCACGGACCTTCTTGGCCACAACGATCCGCTTGGCAGAGGCCTTCTTGAGGATGGCCTTCTTGACGTGGAGGCTCTTGGCGTGGTAGGCCTGCTTGAGCTTGGGCTTGAGGACAGCCATGAACTCGGGGGTGCTGGTGAACTTGTGTTTCCCGTTGGCTATCTGCTGGATCACCTTCAGATAGGAAGCCGGAAGGGGCTTGCCTGTCATCTGGGCCCAGTCCTGCGCAAAGCTATGAGGGTCCATGTAGGCCGTTGCCCAGTTGATCTCAGAGCCGTCCCCGAGGGTCTGCCAGCCGCCGGAGGGGAGATCATCCGGGTGGAACCATCCCTGAGCCTCCATCTCGGCTACCACCTTGCCATTCAGGTCCGCTCCCTTGGGTAGCGGGGGGAGGAAGCCCGTGAGCTTGTCCTCCCCATAGAGGTCCTTGACCTTCTTCTTGTCAATCTTGACGTTGACCGGGAGAGCGCAACACCTGCAAAGGGGGTGCCGGGGAATCATGCCCCGTATCTCCTTCAACGTGAACTCCTTGGCCTCAAGGCTCTCACAATCCGGGCAGACACGGTCATCCCCGGCCGTGCTCCACTCCGCCTGCACGATCACCCCTTCAACTCCCGCTGCCTCGTAGGTGTTGATGGTAGCCACGTGGTGGGCTCGGATAGTCTCTGTGCGGGCCAGCATCCGAGCCCGCCGGAGGGCCGGGATGAAGCGGCCGAGGGAGTCTGTGGTGGCCAGGTCCCCAACCTTCTCCACCCTGTTCATCATGATGCGGGCCATCTGCATCGGGTGACGGCCCTCGGCTATGCTCTCGGCTAGGCTCCGGCTGATCTGCTGATCCATTGCGTCAGTGATCCCCTTGAGCTCATTGTAGGTCCGGGTGTAGATGGCTCCAACCCGATCCGCGTGCATGGGGGTGTTGAAGATAGCCTCCACGCTCCGGGGCTTGACCACCATGTATCCCGCCTTCTCCATCTCCCCGTAGGCCCGCTGGAGGCCCTTCTTGTAGCCGCTGGCAATGTAGAGGTCTGTCCAAGCGGCCTGTCCAGCTACCGCCTTGGGGGCTCCCCGGATCACGCGCATCCCCTTGTTCACCTTGCCCCCGGTCTCCATATCGCTGAGGATGTACTTGTCTGTCTGTTCCCCAAGCCACCCCATGAAGCCGTTGACCTTGTCGGAGGAGGTCCCATATGCAAAGGCCCCCGGAGGAGCGGCCACTTGGAGCTGGAGGCCGTCTCCGGGCTTCTTCTCCTTGAGGCCAAAACAGTCGTTGACATACACTGATTCCCATATGAGCTTCTTGATCTTCCTGAAACGCCGGACCATCTCGGCCTCAAAGGCGTCCCGTAGGGTCTTTGTCCTTGTCGGATCGGCCCGGAGGGCACGCAGCGTGGACAGTCCTGCCACTCGGGGGGCCTTCCCCTGGCTCTCGGTGTGTCCGAGGGCTCCTGCGGCATCCTCGTGGGCCGTTAGGCAGCTGCAAGATTGGGCTACTTTCGGCATATGGGTCCTCCAATTCTCATATGGTACTCGTCAAAAACGGCCGGATAGCACGGATGACAGTGGGATACCATATGGCTTCCCGCCGAATCTGCCAGAATCCGGGGGAGGCCATATGGCTTCCCTCTGCTATCTATGCCACCTTTGCCGGCCTGCGGACCCGAGGGGCCGTCCCCGCCGCCGTCCCCGCCGCCGCTGCTGCCTCCTCTTCCTCGGCCCTGCGCATCTCCTCCTCCAGGGCCTCTTCCTCCTCCCGCTCCCTGGCCAGCTCCTCGGCCTCCTCCAGTATCTTCTTGGCCTTGTCCTCATCCAGGCCCATGACGTCCGTGAGGAAGGTGAACGGGGGCATCAGCAGCTGGCCGTCCTTCTGGATGTACTCACCCATTGCCTCAGCCCAGGTCTTGGCTACCAGTGCCCGGTCCTTCTCACTGACCTTGGTCTGCTCGGGCCACTGGATGTGATAGTCAGCCTCCGGGAGCACCCCCACGCTCTGCAGCCTCTCCACAAGGGGCCGGAGGATGGAGGGCTCAGCAAAGTCCTCCCGCCTCTCCTGCACCCGCTCCTTCCAGTTGTCCTGGTCCTGGGAGGAGGCCAGCTCCCCCCGCTCCGATCCGGTCAGGATGCGGGCCGGGATGCCCTTGGCTGCTGAGATCATCTGAATCTGGACCGCAACGTGCTTCTCCGGGGAGGCAATGTTGTTGGAGAGGGTCTTGGCTTGCACCCCCTGCAGGAGGAGGGACCTCTGAAGGCCGTGAACGTATTTGGCAATCTCGGTCTCCAGGGCGGTAGTGGACTGGGACATGTCTGTGTCTGCGTCCGCCTCAAAGCTCAAGCCGGGGAAGCCCCCCTGCCAGAACATCTCGGCCGATCCGCCCGTGATCTTCATCAGGTCCTCAAGGCGGTTGTACACGGACTGGAGCCGGGGCGTGCCATACACGTCGTTGGTCAGGCACCCGTCCGCCACGTGAATGACTCGGGTCCAGTGAACCAGGACCGTCTGGCTGCTCTTCCCGTCCGGGCTCCCCATCGCAATCTGGTACATCTCCGGCTTGCCATACCGCCGGGAGGTCTTGGTGGAGTCCCAGGCTTGCACGGTGGCCTCCTTCTCGGTGAAGGGCTTGACGTAGATGAGCTGTTTGGCCTGGGTCACCTCGGTCTGGAAGGACTGCGAGACCCCCCGCCCGCCGAATCCCAGGAACAGGATGGCATAGCGGCCAATGCCGGCCATCTGATCCAGCCGCCCCAGGTAGTGATACAGCTTGAGGTCCTTGACCAGGTCCTCCCAGGCCTTCTCAAACTCGGTCTGCTCGGGGTCCTCCGTTTCATACACGGTGGGGTCTCCCCTCCAGGTTGCGTCCGGGTAGGCATCCACCACCCTCTGGGCAATATCCTGGCGGGTGTACATGTTGTAGTAGTCATCAAAGCTCAGGCTGGTCTTGTAGCCGCAGGCCTGGTAGATGTTCCGGGCTCCGCCAAACTGCTGGCCCAGCCTCCCGGCTAGCCCCGCCCTGCTCGCAATGATGGTTGCCGCCTCTGCCAGGGCCTGGAGGCCGCTGTCC